TGCTGCGGATCAATATCCAAAGACACCAGCTGGTTGTGTTCCCTACTTTCGTAGAGAAGCCACACAGTTAGGGCCCTAGGACAATTGAGCGCCTGAAGATAGTCTCGAATGAACATGTCAGTGTCTGACGGTGCAATACGAGAATCGCGGGCTAGTTTGACCAGCCCACCTGTTTTAGTCTTAGACATAAGACAGTTGCTCCTTTCTTGGTCCATGCTCACTGGTATTTAAGTGAGAAGACCGGGATATAACCAGCTAAAAAGTCAAGCACCAAAGAGAGACAATTGCCTCCCTTTGGCCTTCTTACGCCGCTCTACCCTAGATTTACTGGGCAGTTTGGTTTGGGAAAGCGAGACTAAGTAATTGATACGAGCCGGCGACATGGTTGGTCCAGTCTTCTCAGACCGGGCAAACATGCCGTCGTCCGCTTCGTTCCTTGCTTCAGCTGGTCCCCGTAGCTCAAGATCGTTTGACAGATCATCGAGCCACTGGGTCCTATCCGTGGAACGACGTCCTCCTAACAAAGAGGTACGTCTATCCATTGACAGGCTCCAGGTCTTCAACCATCGAGACGATTGTAGCGTGTCCGAGAAGATTCGCGGCGTAAGCCAAGATATCTTCCCGTTGCGCTTTGTCACCTCGCTCTGGTAGCATGAACTCCATAACACAAAGCGTGTTATAGGCAAGCGTCGGCGGGGGAACGAAAGTACCCCCCGAAGATGCCTGCTCAAGTTCAGGAACAGCGATTTTGATCATCACTTTGTACGCCTTCGACCCTTTAGTGGGTCTCCGGATGGACGCAGTGATAGACGGGTAGCCGACAGGAATGCCGCCTACTTTGTCTTCGTATCGCGCAATGCCGTCAACGACACCGGCGGGGTCAAAATCATGTGCGACTGGCGTTGCCAGACCGTCATTGATTGTAATGGTGGCAATAGATGCCATAGTACTAGCTCCTTTCAAAGAAGCGAAAGAGTGGAATGAAAGTCACATTACCTTGCTCGGAAAATTGGGGTTTGATCCCCTCCTTTTCTACCAAGTAATGTAACAAGTAGTGCCGCAGATGTCAAATAGTTCTTGATTCCAAGATTCCATCCCTTAAGGACAGGTTTGGACGGCGCCGGAAAGTCCGAAAGTACTTCACGTTTCAAAGTGAAGTCCTCGCGAGTACTTACGACGGAGCCGCTAAATGACACGTAGCTGTAATCACTCCTCCAAGTTGTCGTTTTAGTAGACGCGGAACGTTCAGCAGTGGTCTTACATCCCTTCTCAAATGCTAACCCAAGGGTTGCATCTAAGGAAGAGAGGTAGTTTCCAATGTTGACGAACCAATCTACGACGAAACTGAAAGGAATGAGTTCCCAGCCGAGGTTCAACGGGTTACTAAATCCCGTTGCGGCCATGTTGTGAGCATCTGTGTTGATTAGCTTGTAATAGATGGTAAAAGCCACCTTATGCGAGCCTTTCGTCACGTTCTCAGAGTCTTGATACTGCCAGCTTGAAGGCTGGGTAGTACTGTTGACTACTCTCTCAAAGGTTTCCCGGTAATACGATTGCACTTTCACTATTTCCCCTTTCTCAAGTTGCGATTGAAAAGTTTCAATCGTTCCCTGAGCAGAAGAAACAAGTGGGCGCCATCCATACTGGAATTCCAGCCAGAGAGATGCTAAGTTCTTCGGTGAAAACACCGAACCCGCCCCTGCACGCTTCTCGAAGTAAGCCTTGGTCCTCCCACCTTTTTTCGCTTTTTGGGCGAAACTTGGTTTTTGGAGTGTCCTATACTTCTTCTTGAAACGTCGGGACGGCTGAGCCGAGCCGAGAATGCCCACAGCTTTCGAGAGTTGACCTGCCTTGAATGCGGCGTACGCCATTGCTAATCTCTTGACCGTATTAGTCAAGAGGTAAAGCGTTTGCGCACGTTCCCCAAAGTCTTGGGGCCAGTTCACCTTCTGATTCTTAATTTTATTAAGAACCCGAGTGGTGGCCTGTGCATCAATGTCGGCCTTCTCCCCTGCGGTAAGCCTTGAAATCCCAACCTTGGTACCCCAGTAACCTGCACCTACGACACCCCAATCCCCTCCAATAGTGGAGGTTCCTGGTGTGCCCGGTGCAGTTTGTACTTCTACTCGGGTACCTTTTCCGCTATGAATTACGGTGTATCTGTAATCCAGAGGCAACATCGGTAGAGTACCATTTCTGGCTTTCTCCCGATATTTAGGAGTTGTTGCTCCGGTTCTGGTATGGATAACACGTAACGTCTGAGTGGGGTAGGAACTTCCTGCCCCAACAGCCGGGTCGTGTACCCAGTTACCAGAGCCGCGGGTTTCTATATGACTAAAGTCACCCATGAGCG